AATTGTTTGAACTGAGATTCCCACACAATGATAAAGATGCCTATGCCATAGATATCGATGCCCAATGCCAACGTTGCGGGAATACGGAGACTTTTGGCGTGGCCGTGAGCAAGGAAGAATTTGAACTGTTACGGAAGGAACTGAAACGTGGTTGAACCAGCATGGGAGAGGACGGATGATATTTTTGCGCACAAACCGCGATTTGCAATAAGTTGCAAGTATCACAAGGTTCCCATGACGCTCAGGTATTCGTTTATAGACATTGAAAACGGCATACATGAGGCGCGATATAAATGCAAACCCTGCGGGTATTTTGTGCGGTTTATGATTGAGGAAGAGGATGGGCGATACCTGAAGAAAATTCTTGATTTGCGCGATGGAAACGAAACCCTTATCCCCACACTTAAAAGTTGGGCGGAAGATAAAGAGATAGAAAAACAATTAAAGGCCTTCGGATACTACGGGAGAAGATAAATGGCAACTTACTATGTAGATTCAGCGATAACGGACACCTATCCCGCAAGCGCAACGCCAGATTTCACGACTTATAATCACGTGACGTTTGAGACGACGGGTGGCACGGATTCCGTTTATAAAACCATAGCCGATGTCAATGCCAAGATGTCCACACTTGCTTCAGGGGACTCTGTTTTATTTAGGCGAGGACAGAGTTGGCAAGAAAGTCTTGTTATCAACAAAACCGGCCTGACTTCTTACTTGACCTTCGGAGCATACGGAACGGGGGCAAAACCGATTATCTGGCAGGCAACTGGGGCGGCGACTGCAATTACTTGTACAACGGCAAACGTGGCCTATATCCATATTGATAATATTGAGGCGTACACAGTGAAGGGCGCAGGAACCAATTCTGCTATTTATTTTTCTGCCGATAATCTATCCTACATTTGGTTAAGCAATATTCTTGTGAGTCAGTCTGCACAGAATGGCATTTTCCTACAAAAAATAAACACCTATGTTATCGAGAACTCAACTGTCCATGATTGCGATAATTGCAACGTACTTGTTTATGGTTCTGCTACTTATAAAATTACTAATGGAAGAATAAGTAATGTAGTTTCATATAATGCTGGAGTAGAGGATGGCCTGATGATTCATGTTAATGACAGCGATAATGAGCCCCCTGGGGCACATCATCTTGTAGAAAATTGTGAAGTTTATAATAATTATGAAGATGGCTTTGACTTGCAGGCTGGCGATGATATTACTGTTCGTGGATGTTATTCGCATGGAAATAATGGTCGTGCTTACAGCCTTGGGGCTCATGCAAGTAATATTATTGTAGAAGACAGTTGGGCTGTTTCAAACTCGTCTACAGGCGGCGCATATGCTATGAGTGCAGGAGTAACTAATGCTACTGTGAGATATTGTATTGCGTATCATACTGGAACGAGTGCCGCTTTGTTTACGGGCAATGGTAGTGGCAATATATCTAATGCTCAATGGTATAACAATACGATTGTAATAACTAATAATGCTGCCAAGCTTTTTGGTGTCGCCGCAACCACGTTGACAACCTTTATTGTTAAAAACAATATTTTTGTTCACTTGGGAACAGCACCCCCGTCGAGTTGGGTCTATTTTTTTAGCACGACTCAAAACCCGACAGAAATGGGATGCGATTGGAATTATAATTGGTATTATGTTCCAAATGTAACAGAGGGAACAAATGCAAGGTGGTATGTAACCAAAAATACGACAAGTTATAGTTATGCAACCTGGAAATCTACTTGGTCGCAGGATGCCAATTCATCAGCGAACAGAACCGTTAATCCCCTACTTGTGAACGGCTCAGGCAACTGGTCGCTGGATACGGATTTCAAACTGCAGTCTGGTTCTCCATGCAGGGATGTTGGCGTAAATCTTGGCTTGACAAAAGATTATTTCGGCGGATTCGTTCCCATTGGGAGTGCACCAGATATAGGTGTGCACGAATATCCGTCGGATGTTCCGGCGAAAAATGCACTTTTTTATTGTGTGCCTTGAAAATAAAGGATATAAAAATCCTTGGATATTATGAGGAAAAATAAAAATGGAGGAAAATTAAAATGGCAAGATTAGGTTCAATTTTATCAAGGGCTGAGGCCATACCGACGCTTGAGGTTTATAAGGAAATCTACCACAGCACCACATCAGTCGGCACGTCTGCAACCGCCTTGCCTGCTACGAATTTGAGCTATCGGAAAGCTATCCTGGTTCAAAATCTTCATGCAAGTAATATTGTCTATCTCGGCGGCAATCGTCCAGACATCATTAAATCCAGCGGTGCTTCTTACCTCAAGGAAACGGGTATGTATTGGCGCAGGAGCGACATCAAGTCGCTAAATTGGTTGAAGTCCGCTGGCGGCACGAATGAGTATTATGCAGTACTTGCAAGCACGGGTGGCGACCCAGGCTTGACTGAGCCATTGCGGATGTATGGAATTACGTCTGCTGGCGGGAGTGAGACATTATTGACCAATGGCACAGTCGGTTCATTGGCTAACTTGAATTGGGATTGGGGCGATGGGGATACCCTGGGATATAACACAATATATTTCAGGCACAATTCAGGAAACCCCGTGGATTTGTCATACTTACTGCTTCTTTCCTACACGCTCATGCCCGATACCTCAAGCACTTATGGACATCGGCTTGGCCCGTATGACGCCGTGGCATTAGACATTGATGGTTCAGTCAGGCTTTTTGCAATCGCATCCGGCGCATCTACGCCGGTATCTTGCGTAGAATTTGCATAAGAGGAGATGACAATGGGTGGAATTTCATTATATCACAGACCACAAAATGAACCGATAACGTTGACCGATATCACGATACCCGCTACTACCCACGCTTCGCCCTACGGAATAGTTTACAAAGACACAAACGGGTTCATTCACAATTTCAATTACGGAAACAACGGAACGGTTACGACCGAGGGACAAAATACCTTTGTCGGCGTAAACGCCGGCAATTTCACAATGGGTGCAACGGCAACATCTGCTACTCAGGCCAGCTACAACTCAGCACTGGGGGCGAGTGCCTTTGTCGCCAACTCTACTGGCCACGATAACTCTGCACTGGGAGCGTATGCCCTCCAAGCCAACACTACTGGCTCCTCCAACTCAGCACTGGGAGCGAGTGCTGGTCGTTATCTTGCTGATGGCACAACTGGCAATGCGACCAGTGGTAACTCTCTTTTTCTTGGCTATGATACCAGGGCTGCCTCGGCCGGAGACACAAACGAAATAGTCATTGGCGTATCGGCTACCGGAGCGGGGAGCAATACTGTAACGCTCGGGAATGACAGTATCGTCAAAACGCTCTTAAAGGGTAACACGCAACTCAATAAATTATTAACCTATGCCTCCGAATACGACAACGGCAATTCCGGCGCCGCCGACACAATCGACTGGAACAACGGCAATGGGCAGAAATCAACCCTGACGGCTTCCTGCACCTATACTTTTACCGCCCCGACTTCCGGCGTTACTCGGCTTCAGCTCCGAGTCATCCAGGGCGGAACGGGAAGCTATACCGTAACTTGGCCTGCAACAGTGAAATGGCAGGCTAATACAGCACCCACTTTATCAACGGCAGTCGGCTCAGTGGACATCATCACTTTCTGGTGGGACGGCCAATATTATCGAGGTGTAGCTTCTGTAGGATGGACGGCATAATGGACAACAAGGAACTATCTACAAAAATAAATTTACTTGAATCACAAAAAGAATTGATTGCCCTGAAAAGGAAAAGACTTGATGACCTGATTGTGGAGTTTAATACTACGATTGTAAAAATAGGAATAGAGCAAGGGATTTCCCCAGAAGATGTTTCAAATTGGAAATTCTTTCCCGATGGCAATTTTTTTGAGCGCACACGCAAAAATCCCGAACCCGAGATTCCTTCGACAGAAGAGGGCAGATAGTATTGAGAAATTATGACATCTACAGGAGATTTATTGCATGAGGCACTGGAGAGCGGGAACTATCCCTGAATTTATTTATCGCACCTGTCCACGATGCGGCGGCGCAAGTTATAAGTGGATAGAGTTGCCGTTTAAGACCGGTAGCGTAGAACCGGCAGAAGATGAGGTATTGACGGGCGGCAATTCCGGCAACTACGGCACGGTTGAGAAGGTGCGGTTAGAATCAGGGACATGGGCTGGCGGCGATGCGGCGGGTCATCTGTGGCTATCAAGCGTCTCGGGGACGACGACGGGATATATCCTGACTGCATTTGAGGAGAACGAGACCGTGACGGGGGGTAGTGGTGCGGCACTTGTGGCGGCTGATGTGGGTTATGAAAAGGTTTTCGGCATGTTTTATCCCGAGCGGGACATGGTAAAGATGGATGGGATTTGGTACTGTCAAAAGCACTACCACATGATATATGACCTTAAATGGAGGCGGGAGGCGAAACTTCATGTCAAGGAGGAATCATGGGATTAAAGGTTAAGGGCGAGCGTGTATATCTTGTGCTTCGTCCCGTCGAGGAACGCACAACCCCTGGTGGCATTGTTTTACCTGATATGCACTCAGAGGGAACTCGCATTGGCATTGTCAAAGAAGTCGGCGAGAAAGTGGACATGTATAAACCTGGTGACCAGGTGGTCATTTCCTATTACACGGGGATAGTCATAAAGCTCTTTGAATTAGGTTCGCTCGACCGCGACATTCACAGGGTATGTTCTCAGGAGGAGATTATAGGCACATGGGAGGATGAGAAATGTCAAACTTAACCTTTGCTGAGCTGAAGGCTTACACGCGCTTCCAGTTTGGAAATAATACTGCCTTTGATTCCCCAACTGACTACTACCTGGTTTGGGTGAACCGTGCCTATATCCAGTTGACCACGCAGGATAGGTTTTGGGGACTGAGACGCAATTTCTATTTCCCGCAATTGGAAACAAGCTCAACGGCCACTACCGTGGACGGCACGGCCTATGTGAGTGTGCCCACGGATGCCTTGATTATCCGTGACGTTTATGATGAAACAAACAATGTCCATCTGGATAAAATCTCTCATCACGAATACGTTGATTATACAGACAGGGCAACATCCACAAGCGAGGGTAAACCTACAGAATGGGTAAGAAGCGGGAGCTATATTTATTTGCACCCAACGCCGGATTCTGCCTATACTGTTCGCATTTACTATCGTAAAATCCCCACAGTTTTGGCTCTGAATACTGATACGACGGTTATTGGCGCAGAGTGGGATATGCCGATAATCACGCTTGCGGCCTATCACGGCAAGCTATGGACAAATGATTACGAGAAGGCCAAATATCTCAAGCAAGAGTTTCTTGACCAGGCGGGCGGGATAATCACGATTTACAGCCAGGAAGAACAGGCACGGAGCGAGGCGTTCGGCTTAGACCTCGCATACAGGACTTTCGGGTATTGAGAGGGAAACATGAGACCTAAAAGAGACAATGTAGAATTAAGGCATTATGGGCGGCATAAAAAAGTAGATAGATTCCTGCGCCGCACGTTCAAAAATGATAAACACTATGAGAAAGCATGGATTATCGTAGCCAAGATTCGCCAACGGTGGCCTGCCTTTGAACGCTGGACACGGGGCGACCTGAAATGGACAAGCACATATACCAACGGAATTACGAATGTTGGCAAGAGTTCCATGGCAGGACTCACGGGAAACACGGGGAGTATTACTGCCTTTACTTATTTGGCCTGGGGTAATGGCACGACCGCTTTCAATGCGACACAGACGGCCTTGACGGGAACTGAAAAAATGCGTGCGGCGGCTACCGTGTCGAGGGTTACCACAACCGTTACAAATGACACTTTACAATTACTCAAGGCATTTAGTATTACTGCTACGGCCACGGCGGCAGAGGGCGGAATTTTCAACGCCTCAAGCGGAGGAACGATGCTGGCCCGTGTAGTCTTTTCCCCGAGCCGAGATGTGGGGGTGGGTGATACGCTCACCTATCAGCATCGTGTTATCTTTGCTTAAATCAATAAGTTATGCTATAATAAAACCATGAATTATCACGGTTCGTATCAAAATAAAGATTGGCTGATTCAGAAACACATTAAGGAAAAATTATCCTTAGCATCTATGGCAAGAGAATGTGGACATATAAGTTACCAGGCTATTCAAGCGTGGATGAAAAAACATGCTATTCCTATTAGACATAGGCAATATTCTTTACACGAGGAGATTTTTAATTCTTGTGATTCGCCAGAAAAAGCATATTGGATAGGCTTCTTAATGGCCGATGGAAGCATTGTGAATCAAGATAACCGTTATCGGCGATTAGGTCTTCTATTAGCCCAAAAAGACAAGGAACATCTTGAGAAGTTTTGTTCTTTCTTAAATTGGAATGGCCCCATTCAAAAGCGTATAATCAATACTTTTGGCAAACAATATTCTGAAGTTAAAGTTCAAGTTTCTTCCAAACAATTGGTTAATGATTTAATTCAATATGGGATAATTCCAAGAAAAACTGGACAAGAACAGATTAAAAATATTCCTTTTCGGTTTTTGCGTGATTTTATTCGTGGTTATTTTGATGGCGATGGAAGCATTATGCGAGATAGGCACAAGAAGAAATTTGTAATAGTCTCGGCATCACAAAAAATATTGAAACAGATTCAAGGGATTTTAATGAAAAATTGTCAATTACCTCAGACGAAAATTTACCGAAAAAGAAATTCGCTCACGAAACAACCATCGAATTGTTATGCCCTTCAATATGGTGGCGTTTATAACATTCAACGCATTGCCGATTACCTTTATCGGGGTGCTACTGTTTATTTGTCGAGAAAACGAGAGATATTCTAATGGCAATACAGCGATATATACTTACGCCCTTGGAACACGGTTTAGCCACGGAGTTTCCTTCCCTGCACGTTCCAGGCACATGGTCGCCGTCTATGCAGGATGTGAAGATAGACCAACACAGCCTCAAGAAAAGATGGGGCTACGGCACGGCAGACCGCAGTTTGGGAAGCGGCGTGACCGTGTATGTCATCGCCATTTTTCAGCAATCCGACGGCGATAGATTCACGCTTTACCTCACGGATACGAATTTAATTCTCAAGGAGACGGCAACCAATAAGACGTGGAGTTATAGGACGGAAACATATACGACCGGAACAATCACCAGCGTCGTGGACACGACCGTTACGGGTAGCGCAACCGCATGGGATACATCGGGGCTTGCGGCTGGTGATAAGTTCATCGTGGATTCCGACCACACCATCGATGAAGAGCCGGATTCCGACTGGGCAACTATCGCTTCTATCACCGATGCCACGCACCTCGAATTGACGGCAAGCTATACTGGTTCGGGAACGGGCACGTATAAAGCCCGCAAGGTTTACGGCGTTCCTACGAATGGACGATGGGCCTGGGCGACCGTCAATGATACATTCTGTTTCACCAATGGCAGTGTTAACGTTCAGAAATGGACGGGCACCGACTATGCCACCAACCTCGATGCGACCTATGCCGTGAAAGCAAGATATTGCATCGAGTATGCCAACCGCTTAATTCTCGCAGATATCGTGGACACAGACGGAATGACTCGTCTGCCCTACACGATTCGATGGTCGGGTGAAGGCGATCCGACATCATGGGATTCGGGGACAGACGCCACGGCTGGCGAGGCTGACCTGCTTGAGACCGAGGATTATATCACGGGACTCGGCAAGGTTGGTTCAACGATGGTGATTTATAAGCGGGACAATATCCTCTTTGCCTCACGGACGGGTAATTCCAATACGCCCTTTTCCATCCCGCAGTCAGAGCAGATTCGTGGGATAGGGTGTATTGCCCCCTACAGCATTGTCGAAGTTTTGGGGACAAACGCATTTTTGGGGCGTGATGATTTCTATATCATTAATGCCAATCAACCAGAACCGATTGGGCGGGATACGATTCGCTATAACTTCTTTGAGCAAGTTTCTGATAGCGAGGTTGAGAACGTTTGGGGATTCGCCAACACGCTCGATAATCAGGTTATCTGGATAGCCAATACCACGGCGGGTAAGAGGGCATACGCCTGGAACTATGTTCAAAAGGAGTGGAGTATCTATAACTATTCGGCGGATATCACTGGGGCTGGTCGTGGGGCAACATAATTAGGGGTGGAGCGATATAATGATTGGATTACTTCCCAATCTTCCTTACATGGCGACGATGGTGCAAGATAATTTTTATCATAACATTATGGATAATCTCTCGAAAATCTATAGCGACTATCAGGGGAATGATACTGAAAAATTAATTGTTGTTACTGATGATAGGGACACGATAGTTTTTGAGAGGGGTGGAAAAAACAGGGTCTCTGTTCCACTTCGAGAGATTCTTATTGAATTGGCGCACAGGGGCAAAAGCCTGAGAAATGTAGTCGCCATGATTCATAATCACAACCGAGGTTATGAAAAGAGTCCAGAAGATTCAATAACATATAGAAAATTATGGAATATTGGTTTTAGGGGTTCTTATCAAATATATGACCCACAAAAACGTCGATTAAAACCCGTCCAGCTTATCGGAGCAAAATAATATGGCCTATGTTGATCCACCCTTTAATTTAGTGGCAACCAATGTCTCATCCACTACCAATAGTTTAGTTTGGGAAAACGGGACTACTTATGATGAAATAACCATATATAGAAATAATGTTTTTTTGAAAAATGTTAGTGATTCGGCAACCTCTACGACAGATGCCACAATTTCTATAAATGTGAATTATGAATATAAGCTGAGGGGGACAGTAACGGGGGTAGGAACATCAGATTGGTGCACACCCGATTCGGCGGCCTATTGGACTGTTTCCGCAACGGATACGGCAAATGTTTCCGATACGCATACTTTAGCCGTGGCGTTTGTTATTTCGGCAACGGAAACCGTGAATACGCAAGATGCATATTCCCTAGAATATACTGAGGGCGGTGAACCACCCGGGGGAAATGAGTACGAGATAACCGAGACGGATACCGTGAACGTGAGTGATGGCTACGAACTCTCTGTGATGGGGGCGCAGGGGTCCATGTATTATCTGACCGCCTCAGATGGCAATATCTATCCCTATTCCGATGATTATACCAGCGACAATGACGCCACGATTAATGCCTATTGGGAATCACGGCGCATAGATTTTTCAGATATGTTTCCTCAATATGCCCATACCTGGAAAACGATTGATAGAGTTATCCTCACTTATGTTGATAAGGCGCAAGCCAATATCAGCGTATCCCTCAGTAGGGATGGCGGCACTACCTGGACGGATAACTACCGAGTTATCGGCTCGGGGACAAACCAGGTGAAAGAGGCAACGTATCATTATGTCGGCCAGACGGGGCGATTCTTTAGTTTTAAAATACGCAATTCTTCGACTACCGAGACTTTTCAATGGGTAAGACTCACCGTGTATTTTGAACCACACGGGGAATTCTTCCATACGGATGACTGATGGGCGCATATAATATGTATTTAGGCGATTCGGGGGGCAACGTCTATGAGTATAGTGCCTCTCAAACCAGCGACGCCGGAACGAGTATCACGTCCCGATGGGAATCACGATTGATTGATTTTGGCGATGACCAGGCCGACCGCTGGAAAACCATATCGCAGGTGAAACTTATCTATGACGACGATAATGCGCATACCGTAACCGTGTCCCTTTCCACGGATGATGGGACAACATGGACGGATAATGACCGAACCTTCGGCTCTGGAAGCGGGGTTGAGGCGGAGGAGAATTTCGGATTTTGGCTGACGGGTAAACAGTTCAGGATAAAACTTGAACACGCCTCGGCTACCACAACGTTTACGTGGACAGAACTGGCCGTGGATTATATAACGCAGGCATCATTTTTTGAGACAGATCTATGACCATACAAAGAATACCGCAGTATCCTTATCCGCCGAGCGATATTAAAGACAAGGCGGCTTCGGATTATTTGCGGCGACTCTATACTTCCCTTGCTAATCAGGCCAGGATGAGGGGCAACGATTTTGATATTTTGCAATTATCCAATGTGTCCTGGGTAGATGTAAGAAAACATGGTTCTTTCTCCGCCGCCATCGATGCGATCGGGTCAACCGAGGCCATATTGCTTATCCCCGATGAGCAGGCAGTTTCGGCAGACAAAACCGTTCCTTCCAATGTAACCTTATTATTTACTCATGGTGGTTCACTCAATATTGCCGACGCCAAAACCGTTACCATTAACGGTCATGTCGAGGCCGGATTGTATCAGATTTTTAAATGGACGGGGACGGGGAAGGTGATATTCGGCGCAAGCGCGGTCAAAGAGGTTTCCTCCGAGTGGTGGGGTGCAAAATTCAATAACGACCCGGCAGATGCAGCCTCAAATACCAGTGCTATAACTGCGGCCCTGGCGGCGTTTGATGTTTTGTCTCTTTCTCCCGGCACGATTTATATTGATGGCCCTATTCCCCCCCTATCAAACAAGGTTATAAGCGGAAAGGGGCAATTCAGATCGATTATTCGGCTTGCTGATTCGGCTCCTAATGGCACGGATGTATTGACCTTACTGCAGGAAAATGAACTGAGAGATTTCAGGATTTGGGGAAATTGGGATGGCATTGCGACTGGGCTACTGGGAATCGGGATAAGGCTGGAAGATACTGTAACTACTCGCTCTGAGATGAATGTGGTTGAGGATATTTACGTATCTGATTTCAAAGAGCATTGCATCTATGGGCATAATCTCGGATATACAAAATTTAATAATGTAAAATGTCATCTATCAGATTTAGAGCCTCTTAGTTTAGAGGGAGATCCTGGAAACTTTTGTACGACAGTAGAAATTAAGGGGGAGTCGGTTTTTAGCAATTCTAATACCTACGGGATGCGGCTCAAAAATTGCATCATGCTCAATTTATCTTTTATTTCCGAGGATACGAAGGGCGTCCTGATTGAGGGACCGAGCAACAACACCATCGTATTTGAGACTTGTTATTGGGAGCAGGCAAGAGGGACGATACCCTATATCATCAATATTACCGGAGGAGGTGCTGGGGTTTCGGTTTTGAATTCTTATTTGGGTATGCTTACAACAACGGCTGCAATTCAGGGCGCCGCCGCCATGTATCGCTGTATTGCTATAAATAATCAAAACGGCACGGGTCAAGTTTTAATAGACGCAAACTTGGGAAACTGGGCCATTATCGACAGGGGGATGGAAGACTGGATAGCCCCGACCCTCCTTAACAGCTGGATCAATTATGGAAGTCCGTACATCGAGGCCGGCTATTTCAAAGACGTCTGGGGGATGGTTCACCTGCGGGGAATGGTAAAAAACGGAACGATGGGCCAGGCCATTTTCACGCTGCCTCTCGGCTACAGACCCCCCGGGGGTTCCCACTTCCCCGTAGCCTCAAACGACGCCTGGGGAGAGGCCTATATTGATATATCAGGCAACGTGATTCCCGCTGCGGGAAGCAATGCCTGGTTTTGTTTGAACGGCATCATATTTAGGCCCGTCTAAAATGGCTCATTTGGCGGCATAAAATGAACAAACCACTTTCACTGAATATTGCATAAAAGGAAAACATGGAAACCGAAGAACCTCCTGGTGGGGTTAAGAATGACATTTTTGATAGGCTTAATACTTGGCTTTGCAAGGGAGTTCAGTGTGGTCAAATATTACAAATCTATCCAGGCAAAATCGGCTTTTTTGGGGTCGGCTCTTTCTTTGGCGATTGGTTCGCTCGACCTCGTTGTGCTGGCGCGGCTGGCACTGAATCGGGATGTGCTGATGGCGATAGGGTTTCTGTGCGGTGAAACGATGGCAACTTATTTCGGCATAAAAACATGAGCAAACCATTCTGGCCTGACAAGATAGTGGTTCACCATAGCTTGACAAAAGATAGCCAGACCGTAAGTTGGCAAGCCATTAGGCGTTATCATCAATCGCTCGGCTGGCCCGAAATTGGTTACCACGCAGGCGTAGAACTTATCAATGATGGTTACGAGGTGTTATGGGGACGGAGATGGGATGTGCCCGGGGCACACACCAAGGGTCAGAATGCAGACTCTATGGGGATATGTTTTGTTGGCAACTACGATGAGGACGCGCCTTCGGATACCATGCTTTTGGTGGGAGCAAAAGTCATCGCTTATTGGATGAAGATATATGTCATATCCAGCGAAGAAATATATCCTCATCATAAATTCGCAGATTATAAAACCTGCCCTGGAACGCTGTTTCCGGTGGATAAACTTCGAGAGATGGCAGGTGCGATAGTCGCCGGAGAGTATGGCGATGTTTAAATTATTCAAATTATTCGTCCCCACTGAGGACAAGGTCAAGTTTATAGGCCGTAAACTGATGGATGAATACCTGTATATAAGCGATGAATACCGCGACTACGCCATTATTTACGCCATCCTCAACGGCTATGTGAATATGCCATCTAATAATGTCATCTATGAGATAGGCGATTTTGATGGAATTTTGGTATTGGCAAATATAATCCCTGGCTGGAAAGCGGGGTTGACATTCAAACTTTGGAACAAGAAGCGATGGGGGCCAGATTTTATGCGCGAGGGAAAAGAGTTTATCGCGGCATTGATGAAGGCCTTTAAGCTCCAGCGCTTGGACACGACTTCGCCCGACCCCAGAATTATCAAGATGGCGAAGATTTGCGGGTTCAAGATAGAGGGAACTCAAAAGCAGGGATTTTCTTGGGATGGTAAACGCTATGATAATGTGCTTCTCGCAATCGTGCGGGAAGAGAATGATAAAATCCAATGAAAAAGGAGAACTAAAATTTGCTGCAAGGGTAGTGAAATTCCGTACACGGACATAACGCCGCCCGAATTACAGAATGTGAGGAAGTATTTAGGCAACTATGCCTTGTCTCAACTGAAGGGCGGTGCGACTGCTACGCCTTATCAGGGGCCGTTGAGTGTTGGACTCGACCCGCTTCAATTGATGGCGGCAAACATTATGAGCACCTATGCTTCGGGTCAGCCTTATCAAACGCCAAATTTTTATAGTATGCAAAATACCCCCTGGGGTGGTGCCTTACCTGGTGGCGGAGGCGGTGGCGGTGGAACAAATAATCCAGCTTTGTGGCGAGGTAGCACAGGCGGGGGGGAAGTAGCCCGTGGAGGCGGTGGGGCGAATATCCCAGGGGAACCACCTGGTGGATGGAATCCCTTTACTCCAACAGACCCATCCAATCCCTATGTTCCCTGGAATGCCTACGGCGGTGGAGGTGGTTCGAGTTGGCTTGGCGGAAACTGGATGGAGCCTGGGCGTAGGGGCGGACGCACGAGTGGCGGATGAAGAATTGGCTTGAGCGGGGTCTGTGGAATATTGCGCCCCGCAACAGAACCCAGACGCAATATACCCGATTTTTACGAACGCCGCATGGTGAGCTTGACACCATGTTCTCAAAGACAAAAAGCGCATTTGAGAAGCGAATGCAAATGCCTAAACTCAAGACGCTCTCTGTCTATGAGTGGGAGGATTGATTATGATAGACGTTAGTAAATTAAATGAGGATTGGTGGTCTCCGAAGAATACCACGAACGCTGGTGCTGGCGGTGGTGGGGGCATGAATATTGGCCCCTGGAATCCTACGCCAGTTGGCGGTGGCATGGGGGGCATTATTCCCACGCCGACCAATTGGTCAAGTCCTTATACTGAAAAGGGCGGTGTCACGGGATACCGTTCGGATACTGGGAAACCAGGAGGCGGAGGCCCCTTGGGGGGAATTAATGCTGTCCCCTTGAATCTTACGCCACCTGGTGGTGGTGGCGGGGGCGGAGGAACAAATATGGGGGGAAATACAACGAATGCCGGAACATTTACTTATGACCCGTCATCTTATTATCCTGGATATGGGCAAACGCAATCATATAATTATCCCAAAGAACTGGGGTGGGCTTCCGATGTTCTCGGCGAATACGCCTACACGGGTCGTCCTGCCGATTGGTCGCCCTATTATCAGCAGGCAAAACAGGCGGTAAACTACGACATCCTTGACGCCATCAATCAGGCTAAGGAGCAGGCGGGCCTTGGAGGGATGCGGTGGTCGAGTCCGCTTGGTCGCTCGGCGCAAGATATTGCAGCTCGGACGATGGCAAACCTGGGGACGACCTATACCCAACAGCAGTTGGGGGCGTTAGAAAATGCCGCAAATCGAGGGTTGACGGCAGCTGGCATGCTTCCTGGTGTGGCGCAACAGTATCAGCAAATGCCGCTGGATTTATCGGCGGCTTTATATAACATGGGGAGTGGATTGCAGGGCGCATATCAAAATATGATTTCGCCATATTATAATGAGGCGATGAGGATGGCGCAGGAAAATAATCCCTGGTTACAGTTCGGTCAACAAGTGTCGGCATTGCCGTTCCAGAGCGTTCCACAGCAGTATCAACAATCTTTCTTAAGCCAACTCCTGGGCTTAGGCGGAACGCTGGGTAGCTCTTATTTGTTGGGGAGGTGAAAAATGGCAGGCAGCTATTACCCCTATATGATGATGCAAGACATTGGGCGGCAGGGACAGGACAATCCCTGGTATAATCCCTACTCCAAGTATCCCGATTTGGCGGGCGGGATGCGGGATTTGGCGAATAGGATATGGCAAATCCGTGAGATGAAACGGCAACAAAAATTAGAAGAGGAACAAAGGGCGGAGAGAAAGAAACAAACGGCATTAGAAAATCAGCGATATGAAAAAGAACACAGGTGGGATACCTTGAAAATGTTGGCGGGTATGGGCCAGGCCGCAAGCCCAAACGAATGGGAAGCACGGAATCGGCAGATAGATACCTTGGTGGCTCAGGGCGTGATTACGCCGGAAGAAGGGACGGGATGGAAAGCGGGGGCAGTGCCGCAGGGATTCCAAAAACAACCATCTACGGAAATTCCGCCAGGGCAACAGGCTCAGATGGCTTTAACCAAACAACGGTGGGGCATAGAAGATATGCGATCTTATCGTGCCGCAAAAAGCCTTATCAATAAAACCTGGGATAGAGAGATAGCTAAAGAGGCGGCGGCCTTTGAGGATAACCGTTTAAAAATTACGGGTAATAGAAAAAAGTTATCTGGAGACCAAGCGCGACAAATCGAGTATGAAAAAACGGGCCTTAACAATAAGGTCAATCTTTTTAATCAACAGCGAAAGGATGAATTGGCATCTCTGGATGAAGAATGGGGAGATGTCATTAAACAGAAAAAAATCCCGCAGAAAGCCGTTGCGCAGACCGCTGGTAAACTTCCTCTCTTTAATGGATTTGCGGGCGATATTCCCGAAGCGGCATTGAAGCCAGGCACGGAAATCTATGACCTCAAGGGTGAAGAGGGCGTGGTGGTGAACGGAAAATGGTTACGAGTTATCCAGACGAAATAACGCCGCAATTAAAGCGCGTTATCGGAGAACAACCACAGCCCACACTGAAGCGGGTTGTTGGTGAAGTCAATACCGAGCCGATTACGACAGAGAAACCGCCGTGGTATGGCCGTGATATTCTTACACCTATCCGTAAATTCTTAACAGGACTGCCGGAAGAAGAAATCAGAAAACGGCAAGAACAACCAGTCCCATTGGGCGAGGTTTTTACCGGCGAGTATTGGAAAACAGCGGGGAAAAACCTGCTTAAAAGTGCATGGGGTTTTATTACTCATGCGCCGGAACTTTTGCCGTTTGTGAAAGCGGGAAAAGAACCAGACCCCGCCATGCTTGAGGCATTGGCGGCGCGGAATGTTATCGCCATACAGAGATTACAAAAAGCACAGCAGGCTCAGGTCGCGCCGACAACCACGGGTCAAGGCGCGGAAGAAATAGCTAAGCCGGCATTAACACCGATACGGTTTGTTCTCGGCACGCTCTTTTCATTCTGGAATGACCCACACGGCACGGTTAGGGATAAACCTCTTGAGGTGGCCTTATTGGCCGCGCCTTATCTACATAAGGGTGTGCAACAAATTGCAGGCGGGG